AGAATAAATAAATAAATAAAAGATAAATAAAAAATAAGGAAGTAGAGATATGGGCCTTAAAGGTGTATGTAGTGTAAAATCTAAAGAAATATCAGAGAAGGTAGAAATAAACCTTATCTCTTTCTTCGATTATGGGTTTTTGGATAAGGGCGGTTATTTTAATGTAGATGTAGATCAAACAGGGAATTATATATCAAACCTCTCATCTTTAACTAAAGTTGTAGATACCAGAGGATACACATATTGGGCGGGTCCCAAAAATTGGGTATATGAGAGTGGGGCAGATTCTTCTGGAGTTAATGCCCCAGCCCAAATATATGTTAATGGGAGTGGGTATGCACTGGGGGCAGTTAATTACAGAGAGGGGCATGTATATAATATACCATCTAACGCCACTTCTGTTAAGGCTGCTTTTTCTTATAAATGGCTAACTGTAGTTTCTGCTAAAAAATCTGGCTATAATAAAACCATTCAAGCTGACAGGTTTCGCCCAGATTTAAATACGGTCCCAATCACAGAGGTGGCTGAAACCACCATTTCTCTTCCTTTTATCTCTTTTGATGTACCCTCTATTTCTAATTCTAAGCCTTATGGTTTAGGGGGTGAACTCAGTCCAATGAGAAATACACATAATGTTAAGTGTACTGTAGTTAGCAATAATCCAGATGATGTTAAACGAATAGCTGACATTATCAGTAAACAGCAGGGTTATACGATAAATACCTTTGATCCTACTGATGTTTATAATTCAGGTGATAGTCCATTGCATATGAATGGGATGCTTAATAGTGGAAAAACACATGATCAATTGGCTAATCTTTATCCTTTGCACCAAATGTTAATTAAAAAAATTATTGCCAGAGACGCTATGGATTTAGGTAATGGCATATATAGAACAGATTTAAATATGGAGATTGAGTCAATAGGGTGCGGGTGTCCCTAGGGATATCAAATGTACTCGGATTTATAAAATAAAAGTAAAAAAAACAGGGATTTTGGTGTAATATATAGTAGGGGAGATTGTTTACATCGTTCTTTATTTTGTATTTAGATTAAACTGGGGCTTTTTGAATTTATGAGTAGAATTAGTCATGATGAGTTTATTGAGAGGTCAATTGGTATCTATGGAAATCGATATGATTACTCAGAAACATTGTATACTGATAGTTCTACACCGGTAATTTTGACATGCAATAAGTGTAAAAGAAGATTTACAGAGCGTCCATCCTCTCATACAAATGCAACATATCTTGATAAAATGCGAAATAGAGACGGCTGCACTATTTGTAATTCTGAGTCTAGAAATTCTAAGATTTATTTTATTAACAAGTCAAAAGAAATTCACGGCGATGAGTACGATTATACCTTGGTCAGGGAATACGAAGTGGCCCTTGCTAAGGTTGAGATAATACACAAGAAATGTAGTAAGTCTTTCCTTCAAACTAAAAACGCACATACTCGCGGTGACGGATGTCCGCACTGCTTTCAAGATATTAAAAGAACTACTGAACAATTTGTAGAAGATGCCCAAAAACTACACGGAGATGATTACGATTATTCCCTTGTAGATTACAAAGGACTTAAAGTAGAAGTTGATATAATTTGTAATTGTTGTAGTGAGGCATTTAAAGAAAAACCAATTAAGCATCTACATACTAAAACTAAAGTTTATATTTCTCATTGTCCGAATTGTTATAGTTATAGTAGAAATTTAACAACTGAAGAATTTATTATTAAGGCTAAAGCAATACACGGTGATAAATATGATTATTCTGAAGTAGAATATGTTAACGCCAAATCTGTTATCAAAATAAAATGTAATCAGTGTGATAATAAATTTGAGCAAATACCGAATGCTCATTTAGCAACTAGATCAAATAATATGGGTGGTTGTTTGTCATGTGCGACCAAGGTTGGACAGGTGTCAGTTGGCGAAAGAACTATTGCCGAATACTTAGAATCTTGTAAGATTGAATACATTCAGCAGTACACTGACTCAAGATGTAAGTATAAATCTAATGGAGTCCTTAGGTTTGATTTTTATATACCAGAATTAAATCTTTTAATTGAATATGACGGCGCTCAGCATTTCGTAGCTGTTGATTTTTTTGGTGGTGAAGAGTCATTTAAAAGAACACAGATACGAGATAAGATTAAAAATAGCTGGGCTAAAGAAAACGGGTTTAATCTTGTTAGATTTAAATATGACAATTTTTGTCTGGGTATTCTTGAAAATACAATAAACGAATTCAAATTTTTATATAGAAAACAAGGTTAAAATATGGCACAAAATAGAATATACTATGCGAACTCAGCATTATTCGTTAAAAAAGATGCTACAGCTGGTGCTTATACTTTCGTAAGAGGTATTCAGTCCGCCTCAGACTCATTCGATCTTCCTGCCGACTACCTGCAACAGTGGGGTATGGTAGGGGTTTATGAGGCTGTTGACGGCATTGCAGACGTTACTTTCAACACCGAAAAGCTTATTGATGGAAGTGTCCCACTTTATCTTTCTGCAACAGACGGAGCTACAGCGGCAACTTTAACAAATAGAAGTGAAAGACGCTGTGTGCTTGGAGTGGGTGTTTATCCTTCAGAAAATGACTATGTTACTGGAACCCCTACAAGAGTTATCGAGTATAGCGGTCAACAGGTAACTAATGTTAGTTATTCCTTTACTTCGGATGGCCCTTTCACTGAGTCGGTTGGGTTTATTGGAAACTTCGCAGAGTGGACCACAGCCGGTGCAAAGTATGGATCCATTCCTAATAATCCAACTTCTTCTGGTAATGATGAACCACCAGCATTAACCGCTTGTAGTGGTGGCGTTCAGTTCCGAGAGAACTTTCGTTATACCGGAGATTTCCCAACCCTTATGCCCTCGTTCATACCCGGTGTGTCTTCGAGCGGTACAATGTCGATGACGGGCATTTGTCCTAATGTTCCAATTCAATCTGTTAATGTTTCAGTTGACCTTTCTCGTGATACAATTAGTCAGTTAGGTTGTAAAACACCTTATGCTCGTATTGCTAAGTTCCCTGTAGACGTTACAACGACCATTGAAATACTTTCTCAGTCTGGTCACGGCTTGCAAGTAACTGAGGCTGGAACTATTCTTGTTGGGTGTGAATATACCAATGCTCCTAGTTCAAGAATTCGTATTGCTACGACTTCTGGCTTGATTATCGATCTTGGGTCCAGAAACAAGCTAACTTCGATTACTCAGACTTTCCCAGATGCTGCTGGAAGTAACGCAACTTACTCTCTGTCTTTCACCAATAAGTCAGTAATGAGTGTGTTCCATCCTAATGATCCTTCTGATATAGTTTATGCCGGAACGCCGTAAATAATAAAGTAATAAAAGTAATAAAAGTATTAAACAAGGAAAAGTAAATAGCTTTTCTTAGCCCAAAGGAAAGGGCAATATGAGTATAGAGTCAGATCTTTACAGAATTTTAGCTGGCAAGCTATCCTACGAGGATGGGTTCATAATGGACCCATCCTTACGTATTAAACAGATAGGGCAAAGAACATATGATGAGTGCGTGAATTTTTATGAGGACGATATATTAGAGGATAGGCAAATTCAAATAATGTTGATGGAGGATGGGCTTTGGAGTTCAGAAAAAGAGAAGAGACTTAAAGAACTGCCTAAGGCAATTGAGAATAATAAGGTTTTTTATTTTCAGAATTATGGAAATCCGCCCGTAAGAAAAACATATAAGAATCTTGTGGACTTGCACACAAGAGAGCTTTCTGAACTAGCTAAGGTAAGATATAAATATCAATATTTAACTCTTGAGGGAATTGCTTCTGGTGCCATGTGGTCAGAGATGATTAATTATATGTATAGGGGATCCGGTACACTACGTGCCCTGTCTTATTATTATGAAAATTCAATTAAAGAAGAAAGAATACGAGATATTGCAATGTGTGGAGAGTGGCTGTCTTATAGCTTTGTATCTAAAACTCCGCTGAGAAAATCCCCCCTTAAGATGACAGACCATCAGAAAAAACTTCTTTCTTGGACTAATATCTATAGAAATGTTAGAAGTAATCCAGATTATCCCGGAGAGCAAGTTGCTGCTGATCATGAGGCATTTGATGGGTGGTTAATTGTTTTAAATAGGAAAGATAAGATGGATAAGGGAAAAACGGTTAACTTTAAGAATATGAAAGAAAATACAAGAAATGTATTTATTGGTCAATCTGATCAAAATGAGGCAGACGAAATAGATTCTCTTAATAATCAAGGATCAAAAAGGATAGAAATAATATGAACTTAGTAGATAAAGAAAACGCTGTAACGGCGATTAGGACTTTAATGATTGGGTCTATTGATAGAATAGAGCAAAAGTTAGGGCATCTTTGGGGACATGATAAACCAGAGGGTGATTATTTTAGTGATGAAGAAGAGGAGATTTATGAACTGTTTATGGATCTTCGGGAAAGTATTTTAGACTTCGGAAATGAACAAATTTGTAAGATAAAGGGAAAACCATGGAAAAAGAAGTAGGTAAAGAAGTAGGGCAAAAATCTGGCGTTAAGTTAATGGAAGTTAAGATAGGCGAGGAAA